CAACATCACATACCGAGCATTATAAGGTAATCCTTTTGATGTTAAATCTGCCTGATATGTTGGTATAGCACGTGGTGAAATATAAGTGATCAACATTGGATGTTCCATATGGTCAGAATTAGTAAAACAGTCATCAATACAATGACCTTCCTGACCTTGTTGGTTTTGATCATATTTATCTCTCAAACTTTGGTTCCATGTCTCCCATCTATCAACATCAGCAAAAGCTTGCAATGTTTCATTTTCTGGGTTTGCTAAATACCTTCTATGTAGTTCTTTCTTTATACGATTTTCCAATTCTTCCATCAGATACGACTTACCTATTTGTGATTCAGCTCCCAAAAGGACCAAACCCTGTGGTACAACTCGATAACCATTAGTACGTCTAACTTGTTCTACAGAAGTTTTCAATTTGCAAAAACGTTGTTGTAAGGTAAATATTGTTGCTGCCATCGATGTTCCAATGAATGAATCCATTTTCTTCTTTGACATATCAACAACACACTTTTCAATCTTTGAACCAAGCTCTTTAAAATCGTTATAAATTGTTTGTCTACAAAATTTTATAGGACAAACAACATTAATTTGTTCGAATTCTTGCATCTTTTTCAACAAATCATCAATTTGATCTTTCATTTCTTTAACGAGACGAGCCCGTGTAGAAAAACCAAAACCGTGTTCCTCTGCAAAATCTTCAATTTCTTCAATCAAATCCTTATAGACAGATGCATTTTTCTTTGTGTCTTTAATTACTGAAGCTAAATCAGTTAACCCAAAACCAAGTTTAGTTTTACCTAAAACGGCTAATAATAAGCATGCTATTTTCGTAACACTAGCTTCAGATTGGTAACGATTACATTGGACGGAATCCTCTATTTTTGTCCAACGATCTCGAATACCGTTTATGATTGGTTGCTCAAAACCTAGCAAAGAAGCGAATGAAATGAGATTAGTTGAAAAATCAACCATATCTGATGATCTATATAAAGATGTTACATTTGCTAGCAAACCAGCAGGGTGTTGTTTAACATTCTCTATAATCTTTGCTACACTAAATTCATCTTCTTTGACTTTAAATAAATTAATCAAAGAATCACTCATGTCCTGTAACTTGCCAGAGGTCGTATTCACTTTTTCATCAATAGTGCTCATAGTTTTCTGTACTTGAGCCATCATTTTTATGCAATAATCATTAGATTCAGAAAATTTATGTATTGCTTTGCGCAAATCTGCAGGTAACGATGTTATGTTATCAAAGACTTGCAACTCTCCTTCACTCATCATTTTTGATTGAGCCATATTAAATCTTTTATCAAGATATAATTTTCCTTTATAGTTGTTATTAATTTCTCGTATATATTCTTCACTTGTAAATTTGTTTGTAATATTGCCACTAACGTGTATTGGCTTCACGATATATTTGTAATAACTTGTGTGTGCTTTAGGATAAGCGATAACCGTATTGCTTTTAAGAATCAGCT